TTCAAATCCCGTCTTCGCTACAAAAATTAGATAACAGAAAATGAGTGATTTATATGTATAAATCACTCATTTTTTATGTCTAAATTTAGTGAAAAACTTAAAAACGCATACGCTAACGCATACGGAAACGCATACAATATGAAAAACAAAGGTCTCTATACAAAACCCCAAATCTATGATGCTGGAGGTGATACTTCTAAACGTTGGTACGTGTACTTCTCTTATCTAAATCCTAAAACTAACAAGATGGAGAGGCAAACACCACTCTACTATGGTATCAACCGATTGAAAGATGCTTCAGAACGCCGTGCAGCCGCTAAACAACTGCGTGATATGGTAGAGAATGTGCTGAAAAATGGTCATAGTCCTTATGAAGAGGGGTATACTGAAGAAAAAGTAATAACCATAGAGAAAGCCTTAGAATTAGGTCTGGAAAACGCTCAGGCTACAATGCGTGAATCTTCCTTTAAAGACTATAACTATCGCTTGCGTACCTTTCTAAAATGGCTATACGACAACGGTTTCAAAGGGCGCATACTCTCCAGCATCACTAAAAAAACGGTACTCAACTTCCTCAATAGTGTATTGCAACGCACAAGCCCCAAAAACCGTAATAATTTCCGCGCAAACCTCTCTATATTATTTACATTCTTAGAAGAAAACGAATATATCACCGATAATTTTGTGAGCAAAATACCAGTGCTCAAAGCAAAGCCTGAACGCAATAAAACCTATACCCAAGTACAAGAAGACAAACTATTTAAATACCTTGAAACTCACGACAAGCAACTACTTCTGATGATTAAGTTTGTAAGTTACAACTTCCTACGCCCTATCGAGGTGTGCCGATTACAAATAAAAGATATCAAATTTGAAGAACGCCAACTCGTAGTAGATGCTAAAAACCAACTACAAAAAACAAAAATCATTCCAGAACTCCTCTTTAAGGAAATTGAACACCTCAAAGGTACAAATCCTAATTACTTTCTGTTTGCTCCTCAAGGTGTGGGGAGTTGGGAAACTACGGAAATGAACAAACGCGATTATTGGACTAAACGGTTTAAAAAAGTGAAAGAAGTATTTGGTATGGGTAGCGAATATGGTATTTACTCATTCCGACATACCTTTATTACCAAGCTGTATCGTGAATTTCGCAAAACGCTTACCCCTCACGAAACTAAGAGCCAGCTAATGCTTATCACTGGGCACACTACCTTTACCGCCCTTGATAAGTACCTGCGCGATATTGATGCCGAGCTGCCTGCCGATTACTCAAATCTCATTCTCCAAGCCTCGCGCTAAGTAGGTTACTATCTCCTCGCCGCGTGCTTGTGCTAATTCCGTAGCCAAAAATTCCATTGCCCTACTGTTATCCACTACCTTCTGAATAAACGGACGTTTAGGCTGCCCCTTGCGGTAGCCGTGAGCATTCACACGGTATTTCGTTTCTCTCGGCTTGTGGCGCGTACGCTCGTGCGCCTTGCGTAGCCTGCCCTTTTCAATACCGTAATGAAGTACAAAGCCGTGCCTGCCCATCACAATCGCAATACCTTTAAGGTACTGTTGTTTGGTGCCGTCCATACGTTTAGAAGTACGGTAACGAGGTTTTGCCTGCGCGTTCTGCAAAGCATTCTTATCCCCGCGCACGTGCTTGCCAAACTTCCCCGTCTCGCCCCTCAGCGAGCTCTGCAACATCACAGCCGCTTTCTTGCCTATTTCCTTTTCCTCATTCATAACTCGTCATTAGTTACACCCTACTGGCACTGTCCAATCCTCTTTTTTTACGATTAAAGGTGTTGGATTTTTGAAATGTACTTCTACATCTACACCGAAGAAATGCGCTTGAGGGTCCTCCACGGGGTAGATTTTCGTCAAATCCTTTTCAAAGGAATTATACAGAAAATGCCCCTTTTGGTGGTTATCCCAACGGATACGCGCCAAACACTGTAACGCAATCGCTTCAGCCTTACTGATAAGCTCCTGCTGCGCCTCAAAATTGTCGTGAGGCGCATTTGCATAGATAACCGAAAACGTAAGTTTGCGCCTGCCCATAGTATTCAATTCGCCTCCGTCTAACCCTAATTCGTAATCGTAAATAGCTAAAAAAGGTGAGGCTATGCCATTGAAGGAGCGTTCTTTTTCGGCAATCTCACGAGAGAAATAACCCACTTTATCCTTGATATGGATATTTTGGTCTGCTAAATCGGAAAAATATTTTTTTAATTGAAGATACATATTAATTATTTTTTTCTTGCTGTTCTGCTTGTAAAATTGATTCGGTAAGTACTTCAAAGAAGTCGTACACACGGGTAGCGTTGCACTGGTGCCAGTTGCCTAACGGCTGATGCTTGTCCATAGCCATTATGCTGATAATCTTTGAAAAGGGGGTATAGTTTTTTAATGTCGAATTACGAAAGACGAATGACGAACCCTCGTCTTTCGTATCTTTTTTATCATCTTTAGCAGTGAATACCTTTGGAAACCTGCTGATGATGTACTCCCTACAGCAGGTGTAAGCAAACACTACCTCATAGGCGGTAGTTATAGCTACCTTATCGGTATGCTCGGCTACTTGTGGGAGGTTCAGTACATCAAAAGGCGTGTCAGGAAGATTGTAAAGCGAGGCTACCAACTGGCGCAACAGCAACTCGTCCTGGTACTGCGAAAGGCGCAAACGATAATAGATACTATCGGCTACGGAAAACTGTTTGATAGTAAGATTTGTCAAACGAGGGGCAGGTGCTACCATTTTCGTGAGATCAGGAAAATGGTATAGCTTTTCGGTAGAGAGGAAAGGCTCGGCGTATTGCCATAGTGTAGTGAAAGGGACTTCTTGCAATAACTGCTGTTGGGTACGATTAGGTAGGTGCGAAATCAATACTTTTATAATACGCAAAGGCGTTTCTTCTGTGTTATCCAATGTTAATAGAATCCTGCACAACGCCCCTCGTTGCTGCTCATTGAGTTCTTCGTATTTTTGTGGTATTGTTATATCCATTATCGTCTGTTTTTTTCTCTGATGTTTTCATATTCTTTAATAGCACGCTGCATTTCTCTACCATTCTTAGCATCGGCAATCACGTAGGCGTCTAAACCGTTTTTCTCGAGGCGGTCGAGGGTAGCGGTGAGCTGAGTGAGGGTGTTTTTGAGTTCGCTCATAGAAGTTTCAGACTTTAACAAACTTTCGGATTTTGCCAAAGTTGAGGGTTCGTCGGACACTGCCGATACATTACCACCAGTAGCGTAGGTGTTTTGCGCCTTGCCCGTGCGTTTGGCTTCTATCCACTCGGTAACACGGGCGACTTGTGGGTCGGCGAGGAGCATTGCGGGTATTACGTACTCTTTTCCGTGAACTACCCCTGCTACCTCTTGCCCTGTTTCATCGGTAAAGCCCAAACCTCTGGTATAACCCCCTTGTGCATAGCTGGGGGGCTGTTGTGCTGCTACAATCCCTAATTGTACCGCACCTATTGCACCTACTATAGCCGCCAAAGCAGTCCCTGCCAAAGGTCCTGCATCTGAATAGGCACGTATTACCGCCATAGCTGTATTGGCAATGATGTTGAGCATATTAGCTGCTTTTTGGGCTTTAAACTGCTTGATAGCAAGTTCTTTCTTCTTGGCTTCTGATTCCTCATCAAGGCGTTGTACTTCCTTTTGATATTGCGCTTGTGAAATATAGCCTTGGTTGAGTTGGTCGAGCAAGGCTTGTTTTTTCTTCTGTTGGTTAGCCGTATATTTGGAAAGCTCGCGTGCATTGAGGTTTTCCTGCAACTGGCTAAAAGCACTAAATGCGTTGTTCATTGCCCCTATGCCCATTTCTACTGCTCGGAAGCGCGCGTGCACGTTATCGAGGTTGGCAAACACATTTTCCCATTCGGCAGCAGTAAAACCTAATACATCAACCCTTTCGAGTTCTGATCCTGCTTTATCTACCTCTTTGGTATTTAAGTTATCCAACTGCTCTTTAACCTTGGTCATCTGCTCTTCTACCTTCTGAATGTCTTCTATAAGTTTATCTTTGGCTTCACCAGTAACCGTTTGAAGGTAATCTATTAGGAGTTTCTTTTGTGCCTCAAAGCTGGCAAGACTTTCTTTTAAAATCTCCTCATCGGCTTTACGACGGAGGGCTTTTTTAGCCTCCTCTAAGGTTTTTATTTGCGACAGTTCTTTATCCGAAATCTGTCCGCGTAAGGCTTCTTTGGCGGTGTCTAAATCCTGAATAAGGAGGAGTTCCTCTGCCTTTTCGCGTTTCTTAATGGCAAGGCAGTCGTTCATCTCTTTGAGGGTACGCTCTACCTCTTTGGCAGCATGTTTTTCGCGTACTTGAGTGAGTTCGGCTTGTTCTTGCTTTTCATATTCAACAGCTATTTGCTTGTTGAGTTCTTGCAATTTGCGTTTTTCTTGGATTGTTTTGAGCAGATTTGGGTCATTATTGCCTTTCACTTCTGTTTTTAGCTTTAGAATGTCCTGCTCTAAGTCGGCATTTTCTTGTTGTAGCTTGAACCGCTTGTCGTTATATTTTTGCTCGGTAAGAGCCAACTGTTTGTCGAGGCTTTCCTCCAAGCCTTGCGTAATTTCTTTTTGGAGTTCCTGCTCGGCTGCCAAGCGCGCCTTATTAGCATTGCGGTACTCATCGGCGTAGTCCTTGGACTGTTTTTTTGTTCCTTCACCAGCAGGAGATATAGGAGTAACGCTATCATCAGTAACAACAACACCATTCTTTGCGTTTTCTTCTTGTTGTTTAAGAAGAAGATCGGTAGCAGCTTTCAGTTCGTCGTTTGCTTTTTTGACATTTTGAACTTTGTTTTTAGTAGCTGTTACTATATCATCACTCATTGCCGCGATAGGATTGCCAAAGTTTTTCATTCCGTTCAAAGCACGTTCATACCAAGCTATATTTTCTTCTAATGATGAATATTCTTGTTTTGCAAGGGCTTCAGCTTTTTGGTCTACCAATGCTTTTAAATACTTTTCACGTGCAGCCGCTTTGATACTCTCTATATATCGATCGAGAGCTTGTTTGGCTTTGTCCGTGTTAGCAGTTTCGACAGTAAGCTGTTTGTTGTATTGCGGAACAAGTCGGTTCAGTTCATCTACAGCCTTCTTACGTTCGTTATAACTCTTATTAGTATCATTGGCAGTTTTGAGAAGTTGTCGCAAATGGTGTTCTTGTGCTGCTGTTTGCACATTAGCTTCTTTGATAGCATAGTTCTGTATTTTGAGTTGTAAATTTACTTCTTTTTGTTTGTTAGAAAATAATACAAGAGCCGTTACTACTGCTGTTATAGCCCCTAATAATAATCCCCAAGGGTTCATTTTGGTAACGAGATTGAAAGTGCGCATTGCGGCTGTTGCTCTAATAGTATTACCTGTAAGTGTTGCCTTGGCAGCCGAAAGCAGCAATACAGTTCCTTTCCACAAAGCGGTAGTAGCATTTGCTACTTTCATAGCAGCATTGTACAAGATGGTTTGTTGCCAAGCGGCTTTAGTAGTAACAGTAGAGAGATAGACGGCAGCGCGGTAGCTTACTACGGCGGTAGTACACACTACTATGGCTTTTGCTAAGAAAACGATACGCTCGCGGAAGACTTTCACGCCATCGCCTGCTTTGGAGGTTACCCCCGTGAGCCAGCCCAGTAGCTTGATAAGTCCGCCGAACCATTGCGCCATAGTGTCGGAAGTAAAGGTTTCGGCAAATACTTTCTTTATCTTCTCCCATATAGCGGCGGTATTTTCGTTCACCTTGTTGAACTCGTTTTGTATAGAAGTGCCGTCCTGCATTGCTTGTCCTGAGAGGTTCATCAGAGAGCGGAAGCGGTCGGCATTGTCGCCAGCGGTACCCAATGCTTTTTGTACCTCGAGGGTGTTGAGCTTTAAGCCTTTGAGTACGCCTGCTGTTTGTTCAGCTCCTAAGCCTTTGAGGCTTTCGCCAAAGCGCAAAAAGAACTCTTCGGGGTGGGTGTTGAACAGTTCGGAGGCTTCTTTGGTAGTGAGTTTCATCTGTTTGGCAAAGGCGGCGATATTATTACCCGCCACGCTCATAAAGCGCGAGTAACCGCTGGAAGCCACTTCGGCATCGATACCACTTTCTTCAAAGGCAGCACCGAGTCCTAATGTTTTTTCGATAGAGGGCTTTAGCACGGCAGGCAATGCCCCTATGCGGGTGGCAAAATCGGTGATGTTCTGTTCGCTACTGCTACCATTCGCCCCCAGTTCGTTGAGGGCAGAGCCAATGGCGTTGAGGGCTTCGCCATAGTTTTGATTGCGAGTTTCCTCAAAAAGGTTTTTGAGTTTACCCACCTTGGTAGTTACCTCTTCCAAACCGCCTTGGAACGAGTCGCCCAGGGCAACGTATATTTTATCGATTTCTTCGGTGAACTCTTTGATTTGCTCTTTATCGTTAATGCCGAGGCGACCGCCTATTTGAGCGATATTGAGCAGTTCCTGCTTGGAGGTGCGGGTATTGAGCTCATCGAACTCGTTCCACAACTCGCGAACTTGTGAGGAGGCGAGCCCTGTGGTTTTCTCTACGCCCGTCATCAGGTCGGATACTTTGAGGAGTTCGTCCACCGATTCGCGGGCTTTACCCACAAAAGAAGAAAAGAAGCCCGTGATAAGGTTGCCAGTGAATACCCCGCGCACGATGTCGCCAAAGCGTGAAGTACTGGTAGCCGTTTGGGTAATAGCCCCATTCACTTGGTTTATTTCATCGCGTACACGGTTGAAGTGCGCTTGTGCCTCACGCAATTGCGCTGCACGCTGTTGGAACTCTTCAGTACCAGGAGTGAGGTTGCGAAGTTCACGAGAGAGTGTGCGCACCTCGCGATTTAAGGCAGTAAAAGTATTCTCTACCTCCTTACCGTTGATACGTATCGTAAGTTGTGATGTAGTGTTGTTGCTTGCCATTTTAATTCACTATTGTTTGTTGTCCGTTGGGGTTTTTATCGAGGGTGGTGAGGTTGATATTGGGGAAGTTGCCGTATAGGGTGCTGTCCCAGTTGTTCCAATCGCGGATACGCTCGAAAACTTCGAGGGTGCGCAATCGCTTTACGGGCATACGGGTGGAGAGAATGGTGTACGCCTCACGCTTATCGGAGCCGGAGCCTGATAGGTTTTTGCCCCCTGGTATGCCTGCCCCGAGCAAACAAGGGTCTACCCCCATAGGGAATAGTATTTCGGAATTGCCGGCACTGGCATCGGGCAGGAAGTTGCCGTCCTTAATCTTGTCGTCGATAGGGATTACCTCGATACCTTTGATAAGATTGTTATTGCTATCGCGGAAGAAAGGCGACACGAACGAACGCCCCGCTGCTTTGTTGCCGCTCATATGCTCATCGATTGCCTTAATGGTTTCTTGGCGGGCGGCTTCGCGTTTTTCTTGTGGCATTTCCTGCCATTCCTCGCGCCCAAACTTGTGAAGAAAGAAGTCATCGGCAATGTATATCACGTATTTGAGGTTTAACTGGTTTTCAAACATATACTTTTTGAACGAGGGCACGGAAAGCACTACATCTACCCAACCGTTGTAGAAGGAACTATGCCATTTTACCTTGGGGTAATTTTTTTCGGTAGTAAGCGGGCGCATTACGGGCACGATAAACTTTTCGATTTTCTTTTCCTTGCAATAGGTTTTGAGGGTTTCGACATTGTGAATATCGGAGAAAAAGGGTACTTCTACGGTTAGTTCCTCGTTGAGGGTGTCGCCCCAAGTGGTATTGATATAGACTTTATCGACAAAGCCTTTTTTGTTAGGCACTCCTAAGCGACAATGGGGGGCTTGTTGGCGTTTTACGGATACAATCTTCTCAAAATTGGGTGCGAGTAGGTACTCGACAAAGGCAATGCCGTAGGTTTCGAAGTCCTCGATAATCTCTGCCATTGTTACGTCCCAACGGCAGGTTTTGAAGAAG